TAGAGGACAACTGGTGTGCGTAGGCAGTCGTTAAGTGCACCGTAGTTTGTATTTGAAACAACGGTTTGTATTAAAGAGCCTGTTGGATAATCGGTTGAGTTCGGACTTGTACCCCTTGACACACCGTTGATATAAAGAGCGTAATCGCCACTTTTATAGCCTAATGCCAGTTTATAGATACCAACCGCATTAGTCGTTGTTGTAATGATATTGACTGCTGAAGTTGATGTTTTCTTGATACTCACCCTAAAAGCCCCTGTTGCGAGTTTTGTTATTGCGATATATTCAGTCGTTCCACCAACGTCTAAAACAAAGACGCTTCCAAGAATCAACCTTTGCATATCCACCTCCGCATAAATCGTTCCCTCGGTCTGCCCTATGCATCCGCTGACTGCGCCTGATAGGGTTATCACGTCTGCGTTGCGTGTTGCTGCTGCGGTGGTTGTGGGGATGTAGGATGTGGCAATGGAGCCTGTTTCGGTCTGCGCTCCCCAGCCGTAAAGGACATCCGTAGTTGTGCCAGTAAAGGTTGGAAGCCTTGTCGCTCCGCTTGTTTCAATTAACGGCATGGATATACCATTGTTCGTGCCAGTGCTTATGCAAGTGTTCGTGCATCTGCATCGATACCAACCATTCCCGTAATTTTCTATCCCTGCCGTTACCGTTGAACCTGTTACAAGGGCAACTGTTCCAAGTTGCAGGTCAAAATTCGCAAAGGTGTTCCCAGCAAACCTTAATAGGGGCCAAGCAATTTGAATATACCTTCCAGCATTGCCCACTCCCTGTTTGAAAAATGCGGATGCCGTGTAAACCGTTCCGCTTGTAAAACTTATCGCAGAGTCGCTTCCTACCTTTATATGCGACGTGTTCCCACTCGTTGGACTGATTGCGTTGGCCGTGTATGTACCTAAGGGGTCAAGCGTTCCTGTGGTCGCTGACACGGTTGTAACATTTGCCGTTGCGTCATCACGCCAACCATTTGCAAGCCAATTTTGGCTTTGAACAACCACATTCGTCCCACTCGGCTCCACCAAGAGTGCAGGGCAGCCAGCCGTTCCTCCGCTGGTGTAGTAATCCAAGCGAGGCACACCCGAAGCCACGACCTCAATGAATCCGCTTGCGTTGACCCTTGTCGCAGTCGTTGCCCGGGTAACATTGAAGTCGCCCGATGCACCAAGAACCACACCGCCCGAAGTCGTTGCATAGGGGGTGTAGAGTTTGCCCGTCTTAAAGCGAGCAGGGACAAGGATTAGCGATGGGGTTGGCATTCTTAGAAGTTGTAAATAACTGCAAAGCGATTAAAGAGGCATCCATCCACGGCAGACTCGGCAGAGGTCGCTCCGTCAGCGGTTGCCCTTGCGTTAAACAAGGCCCACACCCCAGCAGCGACTCCGCCTTGGAGCATATTGGTCGGATAGCCGTAGCCGTAGCCGATAAGCATTACAGGAAGGTGTAACCGATGACTGAACCTGCGCTTGGAGTAACGGCCGTAATCTTGCCTCCGTTGCGACCGCTGATAACGATACCAGCGGAAACGGACTTGCCACTCAAGGCGTAAGCGGTTAGCAGGTTCTCGCTTCCAGTTCCGGTTAAAGTTGTGAATGTGGCTGCGGTGTTGACGACTACGAAGTCAAAAACTTTCCCGGACACGGCAGCGTCAACGAATTCCATCGTACCGCCTTGGCCAAGCATTTGTTGCAGAATAGGTGTAGGCATTTTTTAGCGTTTAATTGTAAATGTCTTTTAGGTTGGAATTTCACAAACTGAATGCCCGAATGGAATCTCAAAAGTCATCGTCACCTGCCACCCTGCCGTGCGGTCATCTCGGCTCTCTACAAACCTCGTAAGGTTCACGGAGGCACTAAGGGTCCAGTCCTCGTTCGGGTCGTTTGTAAGCGATGATATGAAGTCCTGTGCGATTTGTAACTGGTCGCTTAAGACCTCATCCTCGTTGTCCTGCCAACCCAACGTAGGGCTGCCCGAAACCACTCCGCCCATCGGCTTAATGGATTCAACACGGTCAGAAAAGTAAACCCCAACCACCAAGTCCAAAGTACCAGCGTCAGTATTTGCAGACTGAACGTCCGCAAACACGAGCGGATAGACGATGCGTTCACGGCTTGGGGTTCGCAGGTTTATCGTGTTGTCCGTGCCGATTGCAAGAGGGTCGCCCGTCCCGAAGGAGTTGACTTGCGGATGGTTGTTGGCAAGGTCCAAGAGAGCCTGCTTGATTTTTATCCAAGACATAGTTTTGCAGTTTCAGTATGTTTTTTTTATGCGCTCCCATGCTTAGCAGTCGTTACACGCCCCGAATTGACCGTAGGGGTAGGGGTAATCCAAGTTGCTGATTCCCATCCTTCGGTTGCGGTCCAAGACCATCCCGGTTCGGTAGTTGGTGGCGTTCGGGTAAATCGTATCAAGAGCAGACGGAGGCGAGTTCCACAAGGGATAGGAGTTGCGGTTTTCCATGAGGTATCGAGTAATCCGTTCGGAGTACCACTCGGCATCGTTCTTCACTTTGTCGGTCAGCCGGGTAATCTCTTCCATGCTCATTTGCGAGGACTCTTCGCTTGTTCTACGGACCATGCCCTTGTTCATGTACTTGAACGCTAAGACCATGGGTAACTCGTAGTAAAGCCATTGAATCATAGCCGGCTGGATGTAGTCCTCCAGCAGCGTTTGGTTGAGGGCAGAGGTTGAACCGCTGACGACCTGCGTAACCAATTCCCCGTACAACGGAGAGCCAACGATGGGCTGAATCCGCATCTCTTGGACCTTGATGACCGTAGGACGGATTTGGGTGTAACTGACGTTCTCGTTGATGATGCTATTGTCCAGTAGCGTTTCTTCGCTTATGAATAGTGCCTTCATGCCTTCGTAATTTTATTGCCTTTACGGATGACCAACTGCTGCTCCCATACGTGCCTGCATTGGGGGCGATTCACTCCGCTCGGTGTGTGATACCAACCGCCTCTGCGATTCCAAACGGAGTAGCCCATGATAGCACTAATCCCGTCGATGTCGTCCCGTGTGTAAACCTTGCCTTGACCGGCTAAGTCCAGCATCACCTTGCAGAACTCACGGCTGGAGCCTTTGTCCTTGTTGCTGAAACCCGTGGCCCATGCGTATTTGTAGCGGACCTCCAGTACAGGCTCTGCAACTTCCTTTACGTTCTTGGGCAGGTTCTGCTCGGCTATCTTGTCCACGGCCCGGCTGATTGGGTAGCGGTCCTTGGTGATTAGGTAAGCGACTCGCTTGGCGACCTTCGCCTTGCTGACCCCGAACTCCTTAGCCATTTCTTCAACGCTTGCGTCCCGGTTCTTCTTGCGATACGCCTCAATCTTCTTATCAAGTTCAACCTCTTCTTCGCCCAGTTCGGCAAAGGCCAAGCGGATGTTTTCGTCTATGTTGGCATCGAACCGCATCGGCTTGGAGTGCATCACATGGTAATCGTCTGCATGGCTTCCAAACTTGCTTGCAACCACTTCCAAGACCTTGAACTCTTCGTCGCCCCATCCGTAGTCCTCATCGTCATCTTGGCCCCAAGTCGGTTCGCTGAACTCTTGGGCCTGCACTCCGAGCATCGTGTCAATCTCTTGGGCTGATAAACCGAATCCAGCCGAGAGCATCGTCCGAGCCATCTCCAGCGTGATTTTCTCCTGCATATACTGACGCACGATTCGCATCAGGTTTTGATACTCACGGCCTGACAACTTCTTGATGTTGTCGTTGCTCTGCAAGGCTTCAACGGCTTGGGGTTGCTCGTCGGGTTGGGGATTAGGTCCAACCACATCGGCAGGCTTTTCCAAAGGTTGCAGACCTGCCTTTTCCCTCAATTCGTCTTGGGTCATAATCTGCAAGAGGGCTTGTTCGCTTAGTCGCTCCGTGATGGGTTCAACGGGGATCAATTCCATACCTTCCACACCGTTGAACGAGCCGAGGTAGTTTATCATCCGCTCCACTTTGCGCACCCGGTCGTTGACGTAGGTGGCCTTGAATAGTTCGTAAGCCTCGACCAATTCGTTGCGACCACCCAATTGGCCCTCGGTCTTTACTCCGAATAACATGGGGTTGGTTACACGGTGTGCGATGAATATCTCCTGCTGAATGGCTTTGTTCAGTATCTCGAACTGCTTATCCATGTCGCTCGGAGTGAGCGGTTCCAAAGTCGGGGCCTTGGCTGCATCGTCGTTGAAGGTTACAACGAAGCGACCAGCGTTGTCGGTTCCTGAAAACTTGCGCTTGATTTGACGCTCGATGTCGCCCTGTTCTTCGGGGGTCGGGATGCCGTTGTTGAAGTTGATCAAGTATCCCCCCCAAAAGTTGTTTCGCAGGTTGTTGTTGTGGAAGTTGGCGACCTGTACATCTGCCTCAATCCAAGCGTTCCCTCCGATGTATTCGGGGAGCGGGTAGTGCTTAACGCCTGCTGCGTAAACACGATAGTAGAACAACTGCTTTCCGAGGCGATTCTCCGGGTCGAATGCAGGAATCTTCTCGATGTCGCCCACCTTCGGGAACAACTGCATCATGTCGTCGTTGTACCAGTCGGCGACTTGGAACATCTTTTCTTCTTTGTCAACCCGGATTTTCTCAAAGGGGACGTGTTCCATCTTCGCAATCGTTCCCAACTTGGACCAAGTAACCGCAACCGCAAAGCCATTGAAAATCTCTAAGTCCAAGACCAGTTTCTCCGTGATGTCGTTCAAGTCTTCGGTACTGGACATTCCGTCAAAAAACTTGATGAATCGGGCCTGCTGCTCCACGGTCAAGTCATCCCCTGCCTGCCATCCTCCGCCCATGATGTAGTTCACCTTGCCATTCACGATAGCGTTGTGCTTGGAGGACCTGCGATAGTTGTCCAGCAGGTAGTAGGGATACTCGTTCGCAAAGCCGTAGGTGATGTACTTGCCGGAGCGATTTTCCAGCATCACAGGGACCTTATGCTCTATCCCCAACCATTGGGTGAAGTGCTGCGTTGATTTGCTCATAGCGTATGAACTGTGAATGAAAGGGCTGAAATCGTGATACTTGCACCGCTATCGATTGCGTTGACGTAGATGGTGAACTCATCGTTGACCGCACCCGTAACGTAGGCCTCCGTATAAATCGCATGGCCGTTCGTGTGGCTCGTTGTGATGTCGGTCATTGACTGGTTTATCGGTGTGCCGTTCTTAGCGATGTAAACCTTGATTTGCGTGTTGTTATTCTGCGCCAAGACCATAGATGCAGCGATGCGAAGGGCCGCATTCGTTGTGCCTGTATAGGTCAGCGAGTTGGTAGTTCGTGAGAAATTGTAGGTTGACAATACGCCCGATTTCATCGTACTTGTCAACTTGACTCTTTGCCCCTGCGTCGGAGTGAAGGCCGTGTCGGTGTCGATGTAAATGTTCGCAAAGCCTCGCTCCCGGTCAAGCGTTGCGGTGTCTGCAAGGTCGTCGAATAGACCGCCTACACGGGCTGCGGTGTTCGCCCCGGCAGCGGTTTCGTTGGTGATGGTTAATGCACTCGTTTGGAGTTGGCTTCGTGTTTGTACGCTCATTATGCGAAAGTTGAGTCAAAGGTGGAATCAAAGACACCCTCGTCGGATGCATCGTAAACATTGTAAGTGATTGTATTGGCGTAGGTATTGAATCCTATCGTTGCGGTTTGTAGAAAAGCCAAGCCCGTTTCAACGACCGCCAAAGCAGCGGCAACCGTGCTATTGGTATCGTAAACTTCATATTTATACGAG